AAGTTTCTGTCCTTCTCCACCGACAGGATCAATGTCTGTGGAGACACGAGCGTTTTGATCGACCGCCGGTTGCTGGGGAACACCGGCAAGTTTCTGTCCTTCTCCACCGACAGGATCAATGTCTGTGGAGACACGAGCGTTTTGATCGACCGCCGGTTGCTGGGGAACACCGGCAAGTTTCTGTCCTTCTCCACCGACAGGATCAATGTCTGTGGAGACACGAGCGTTTTGATCGACCGCCGGTTGCTGGGGAACACCGGCAAGTTTCTGTCCTTCTCCACCGACAGGATCAATGTCTGTGATGTCTGGCAAACCGTAGTGGAGCGGCTGACCCGGATCGTCATTCCGTATCCGGTCGTGCGTCTCTTCAAGGTATCTCTTGAGTTTTTCTTGATCCATCACGATTCGGGCCAGATTGTGCCAAGTCCCGGAACACTCACTGTTGATTCTGAATCCTCGGCACTGTGTGCGAACAAATAACGCGCAACAGGTGGCTGACGGCGCGGCAATTGTCCCATCAGGTCAAACCCGTAGTCCATCACCCTGATGAGTCTCGTTCCATTCACAGTCCAGTACGATGATTCTCCAACTTGGACCGATATGTTGTATTCCGTGTCGGGATCAACAGTGAAGTCATCGTTCATCACCATGTCGATTGCAACAGTCGCCGTGAATGCACCGACGAGTTTCTTTTGAACACCGGACGTGCCGGTGGCGGAGTACGGAATCATTTCCTTTTCAAGAGATACGATGCATGCGGCAATGTTATTTACGCTGCTGCTGTTGATCGACACACTCATACCGGCTGGACATACAATTGTCGGCTCCGCGCTGTCGGATCCGCTCACTGTCCCGAACGTCAATGCTCCGTTCGCGGCCAATTCGTAACGGATGCCGAAGAATCTGTTCTGTGCGTACTCGGCATAGAGACTGACCCGTCCCACGACGGCGCTGCCTGTGACACCCTTTCCCGTCGTCGTCACGCCGGTGAATGTCAGAGCGTCGCCGGGTTTATAAGCGGGCGTAGTCCCGATTGCGAAAATGTCAACGTTCCAATCCTCGATGCCGCATGCATTGATGATTCCACCGCTTGACGCTGCGGCAACCGCCCTGGCGGGATCAATGTTGTACTCCAGCATCCATCGGCTGACTGTTGGAATTCCGCTGATGAGCGTCTGAACGCCTGATAGAACTGCCATCTTTCACCTCCGCTTAACTTCGGATTGTGGTGTTTGCCATTGCAATCTGCACGTTGAGCCCGCACGCCGTGATAATACCAATGCGCCCTTCCGTTACATACTTTGTCTCACTCTGGAGAAGAACACAGTCATAAATGTAATCATCGTCAATCAGATCAGGTCTGACCTCGATGAATCTCCTGACAATTGCCCAGATGACCGGAAACACGTCGTCGGTGTTGACGCCAGCCGTAATCACATTGACAGTGAAATCTGCCTCGACAAGCGACAGATTTGTGGCCGCATCTGGATGGAACCCAAGAGTCGAGAGGTAGATCGCCACGGACGGTGTGTCCGCTTCGGCCAGACCGGCAATCATTGTCGGATTATAGAATGTCGCCGTTTTCAGACGACGCCGCTGATGAACAAGATCACAAAATGTCTGGTCGCCCTCCAGGGCAGACCACAACCATTCGTGAACGTAGGTCAGCGGATCGGTTGAACTTGTTATGCTCATACTGTTCCCACCAGACGGCGTTTACCATCACGCAGATCGCTGAGCACGGAAATCGCCCACTGTCGTTTGAAGAGATAGGGATGAACAAGCTGCCCGTTCTCGGCTGCCACGCCCTGCGTCCCACGACCTTCATAAAGGATGACACCAGCCAGTGACGCTGTTACCTCGCGAATTAGTGTCGGAACCGTCGTTATCGGGACCCGAATCGGTGATCCAGCCAGGATCGAATCCACTTCAGCAGAGGCGACAGTAATAGCCGAAGCAATACGTTCATCAATGGCAACATCATTGTTATTACTATCCAGGTCAGCCCACTTGGCGATGTTCGTGGCGCCGAATATCCGTTCTACGTCAGAGCGTGTGCAGTAGTCAGCCATTGTTGAATGTCATACTGTAAACAAGTTTTGGTATTCCGCTGCCCATTGTCGAAACGTGAAGCTGGTCAGCCGCAAGAGCCTGCTTGAGCGCCGCGTTGACGTCTATCGGTATTTCACGACCGAGCATCTGCGATAGCTTCTGGATCGTCAGTGCAACGAGAAGCTGGTACATGTGATAATCCACATCCAACTTACTCGTGATGCAGTACGCAACGTCAGAATAATTGACGGGAATCGAAGTCTCCAGCGTCAGTACCGACGCACTGGTCACAGAGCCAATGATCGACTCATGCACATAGGGTGAAAATCCCTCACTATCCGTGGGAATGTAGGAACTGTTGCGGCCAATTCGCAGAACAGCCCCCTCCATGTCAGACGAGAACTCCGTTCCACTTCCAGTCACGCTTTTTCCAGACACGGATATGGTCCCAGTGGTGCAGTATTCATCACGTCCGCTATGCACAAGTGGCGTCAGTGACCGTCTGTAATGGATATCGTAGCTTGATGCTGAGGTCGGCGGCGGGATGAGACGAATCCAGTCATAATCCGCGCGTTCAATGACATAGTGGGTTGGAAGCGACGCCGCCAACCGACCACCGTACATCCGCCATGCAACAACGGGCGTCGTCGGCACAATTTCCCTTGGCTGCGATACAGAAAAGACAGCCAGCGGTGACACAAAATCGGACGGCAACTGATGAGCGTCATGGTAGAGAATGTACGTGTACTCCGTGTCGTCCGTGCAATTGGCAGGATTGTCACGGAGCGTGATAACTGTGTTAGAGTCAATCGACTCCACGACGCACCGTGAGCCATTGACGTCAATGGAACAGTTTTCCGCCCAGCTAGGCCACGTATCGGAATCCAACGTGAGTGTACCGGAACTGTACGTTGCCGTGCCCGACTGCGAACCGTTGGCACTGATGCGTGTCGAGGTCTGGTAACGACGCCATGAACCCATTAAGGGAAGAGCATGGTACGCATCAGCAATGGCGGTTCGTATCTGATCCTGGCTGGCGGAAACGCCATAGGATGCGCCGTAGGAATAGACGATCCTTGAAACCCTGTCGATGATGTCAGAGTACGTGATCATAGGCTATCAACTGTTTCCTGATTGCCAGCCAGCTTCTTTTTGATCTCCTGACGAACATCGGGTAGATGCTTGGCGTCGTTGGGGTGCTCATCGATGTGTTTCTGCACGTAGCGTTCGACCAGATCGGGTGCAGGCTCGTATGGTTCTTTCGCCTTAGTGGCGTCCGAATCATGGTCCACGATGCCGGTCGCCGACCAGCCACGCTTTTGAAGAACAGCCTTGATCTCAGACTTGCTGGTCACAAAGGCTTCCGGATCGCCCGGATAGCGTGCCAGTTGAGGGAAGTAGTGCGCCGCACCAGATGCAATTCCATTGCGTGCCGCAATCTTCGCCATGTACCGGTCATCGTCCTCTGACGGCGTACTGGACTTCAGTGAGTCGGCAATGATCCCCACGCAATACTTCTCATTGCGCAAGTGGTTCGGAATGATGTGGTGCTTCATTTGTTAGCCTGCAACCTTCTAAGAATGTGATACAGATTACACTGACGCTTCGTTTGCGTGTCCTTATTTTCGACATTCTGACAGTACTGAGCGACCGTCATCCCAGCGGCTTTAGCTTTCTCTGTTAAGGCCCCCGGGTGCTTGATTGCCCCTTGAATCCACTTTTTGTCCTTGGCCATAGGCTGGTCCTCCTTCAATACGGAACAAACTCAAATCCATCTCCATAGCATTACTAAGATTTTCCAGAACCCTGTTGAACATGCTGAAATCGCCGGAAGCGGATGCGACCTGCATGGCAACGGGCAGAAGCGTCTGAGCGATAAACTGTGCAGACTGGGCCTGCTGCTGCTTATCCTTGCGAATACCACTACCACTTTCCACGGTAAACCAGAAGTCAGCACCGGCACTGAACGGCGATTCCGCCGTCACGGTTGTCGCCCAGATTTGCGTCAGTGGGCCACCGGGTATTGGTTGACCATCCGGGCCTTCCAGTACCGGCTCAAAGAAGAACTTGGCCATCTGGTTGAATGGAACATAGAGGCGTGATAGCAGACCGTCTTTCCCGGCAATGTGTGACATCCATGTTTCCACGGTATCTGCCATCGCCTGCGCCCTGTTCGATGCCTGCGAATACCGCAAACTGGCCTCGGTCGCACTTCTGATCTGTTTCTGTGGAGTCGCGCCGTATAGCACATCGTCAAGCCCAACCGCCTTGGCAAACTGAACCTCGGCAAGCTGGACCAGCTCCCAGAGGTCCCTTCCGACAACGGGAAACTGGATGATATGGTAGAGTTCGTTTGCAATATCCTGTATCTGCTGATTGCTGATCGGGACAACATTAAAATCCTTGTCCTCTTCAGCCAGGGCCTCAATGAATCGCTTGTCAACATGATCCGGGACAACCACGATGGAACGACAGGATCGCTTGGCCTGTGAGAAGATGTACCCGTACAGATGATCGAGAAATACCTGCATCGGGATACCAGGCTTGAGAGGACTTCTGGCCCACGGATTTGTCGTGTTGGGATAGAAATCCAGAAAAGTCGCGGGCCACGGATTGATGATGTCGCCATACGTCGCCACCGGCCACTGAACGGCCATTGACAGTTCGGTGGCTGTAGTGATCTTGTCGGGGTCAATGTTCAGTGGAAAGTCACCGGATGACGGAATGGCAAGATAGACATGCGGGCCGAGGGCATCGAGTGCGTCTCGCCACTCCCGCAGACTATCGTCAAGTTCCGTCGTGGACGCCCCGATTCCAATCCGGGAATAGACCTCATAGTATTCCACGATGTCCGATGAACCGGATTTCGGCGTACTATCTGTGCCGATATCCTTGATGCCAGCCATGTTGACAAGCTTTTCCTCGCTAATGCCGAGGATACCAGCGGCCAGCCATGACGCCATTCGCCGTTTGCGAATGATGTAACCGGCATCGCGGATCGTAATCGCCTGCGGGTCGATGAAAATATTATCAACACTCTCGTAAAACGACGCTGGCATCAGGCCGGATGCCGTCGAAATAAGGCCATGCCAGAGGACGCCACGCCCCTTGACCAGGGCCTCAGTAACAGCCAGCCGGGCCTCGCGAAGTATGTAGTACTCCTCGGCACAGTACTGAATCCACCATTCCAAGAGCTGGGCCGCCGTTTCGAGAACAACACGCACTGACTTGTCGTGCTGCGAATACGGCATCATCGTGGCCTGTGACGCCATTCGCAACACTTCCTCATTGAATTGCGGTCGTCTGAGCGATACTCGACGCTGGGGATTCCGTGCCAGAACGTAGGGCAGGTACAGATCGACGAACTCCTGGCACTTGTTGATGCGTGGCTTATAGTACGGCCCGGATGTGGCATAAACGCCAATTGTCGTTGTGTCTTCCGTAACAGTTGTCGCACTCGGTATATACAGGTCCTCATAGGAGCGCGTCAGGAAGTTCCACAGGACATCGGCGTCCGAGTCGAACTGTTCCTTCTTGGCTTCGCGAGCCTCGCTAATCCGTTTCCGCCACAGTTCTGTGATTTCGCGCAGCCAGTTCATTTCGATGGTTCTCGCCGTACTGCCTTAATGCGATTGACCTCGGATTCAAGGACGCGAACGTCTTCCATGAGTGATTCGACCTTTCTCTGAAGATCACGAATCATGGTGTCCGCACGATTAGGGATAACCTTGAATACACCACGGAAGTAAACAGAAGGATCGCCATTCCGAACACGCTCATCGCTGACGTGCCAGAGTCCACTCATTCTGCGCGACACGTTACCAACAAAGACGTGGGCATCAATAGAGTCACGCCCCGTGCTGAGCACGACCCCCATGTGCCACTGTTCCATGCCGGGAGAGAATGTGACGAGAATGTAATCGCCAGGCCTGATCTCGGTGTACACACTATCCGAAAGAGATTGTGTTGCCGACATTGCCATGTCTCTTGTGCCTTTCAAAATAGCTCCTCATAACCGGTTCAACAGCGTAACGTGGCTGGATAACTCTCTCAACATATTTCGGCTCATAGGCCGCAATGTATTCCACGGCATCGAGCAGATCAAATGTCCCCTTGATGCGCTTTCCTGGTCGCCTCTCGTCGTACTGAGCAGTTGTAAATTGATTGAAAAGTTCTTGACAATGTGGAAAGAATCGGATAAAAGGTTTGTTGCTGCCATCGCCGCTAAAGTAGCGATGCATGATCTCGATCCTCAGCTCTGGCACATCGCATCCAGGCACAAAGCCGCCCATCGAGCCGAAGACTCGCGGTCGCAGATTCCGCGCAACGGCTTCCTGCATGTAAACCTCGGCAACGGTCTGCTTCTGTCCGATGCCCTTCGTACGACCGGCACGCTTGTCGATAATCCACGCCTCGAACATGTTTGCGTCCTGCCGACTGGCCAGCATGTCAGCCCACATGGATGCCGTGGATTGATGGAGCACATTGACGTCATACACGTAGATGTTATTGCGCGGATCGACGGCAACAAAGGCCGTTGCACATGTCGTATTGCCAGGATCAACGGCAATGTAGCGTGTCCATTCGACCGGAATGTTGAATGGCTGGACGATGTGCTTTTCTGGATCGAAGTCGTGATAAATCTGCCAGAGTTCAACAGCAAACTTGCCTTCGATTCTGATCTGCCGTTCGTACTCTGGGAGCATTGCCGCGAACCGATTTAGCTCATCTTCGGTAACGAACGGATTATCACGAATTGACATATTGAAGACCGAAACGAGTTTTCTATCGGTCTTCTGGACAAGATCATAGAGAAGAGTATTCTGCTTCTGACCGGACGCTGACCAGATGCCATACGCCGGATACATCGGATCAACGTCCACAATGGCACGGCTCAGTTCCCATAGATGCGCCGGATTCTGAATCTGCTCGTCAATCCAGACAAGATCAAAATGTTCACCCTGCTTGGGCGATGATCGGGAACTGATAAAGATAATCTGCCACCCATTCTTCATGCGAACCATGAATGGCTGAAGCAGCGACTGGTTGTACCATGCTATTTTGGCAATATCTTCTGGCGGAATAAGTGGCGGTGCATCACGCCATTTTTTCCGCATTTCTATGTCACGCTTGGAAATCGTTATCCGGTCGTTTGATCTGTCGTATTTGAGTGGTCGCCACCTCTTGGTTCTGTCATCGTAGAGAATCTTAATGGCGCCGGGCAGATAGAGTTTTCGCCACAGCATTCCGATGTGGTTGTAGTCGAGGCCAAGGACAACGGCGACGCCGTCAGACGGTCTGTACTTTTTGTACGGATCAGTCCCTGTGACGGCACGGGCAAGTTCAACTGCGGCACAGAGCGTCTTCCCTGACCGGTTCGATCCGACGACAATCCTCCACTTTGACCGGCTGCTGTGAAATGGAGCAACCGCCTTCAGTGGTTCGTAAATCTCGGTTGTGTATGGTATTTCTCTCGACGACATTTGAAAACGGGCACGCCAGCGGACGAACCACCAGCGTGCCCCCGCAGCCATGACGGATCAGCCAACTCTGAATCCACCTAAGACATACAAGCGAACTTCGGTGTCACTGGTCGAAGCCGTACTCGCAACGACACCAACCGGCTTGCCGGTGCTGACCGTTCCGGCGATCTTTCCAGTCGCGGAACCCGCGTAGGCCGCCGCACCTGCAGTCAAGCCAGTACCAGTGCCCGTGGTCTTGCTGACAAGGGCTGGCCCCTCGTCGATCACGTAGAACAGGTCGTTCTCCTCTGCCGTAACGTCGCCATCGTACACGTAGTCAATCGGCTTGGCGTAATCGCCATCAGCAGCCATGCCAATGGCGTCGGTGCCAAGCTTCGTGTACCCAGACGTGGCCGAGTAGAATCCGACGCAGATTCGGCTAAGCGTCAAGTCGTCGCCAGTCGAGTTGCGAACAACACGAAGCTTGATCGGGCAGTCATAGGTGTCATCCCAGACCTCATAGACCTGGCCCTCAAGCCCCGCACCGAACGACGAGTCGGGCGTAATTCCAGATACGCCCTGCTTGTAGGTCGTTCCACGAGGAAACGGCAGTTGTGGATACTCTTTCTTCATATATCATCTCCTATTTCAACTGTCAGCTAATCTTAACGAGTTTCGCGAAGTATGCTGGAGACTCGAACCGCATATTGCCGAAGAAGTCAAACATGAACGTGTCTGTTGCATACGGGTCGGTGTCCTTGTGGACCTCGACGAGCTGGCTCTGCATGGACATCAGTTCCATCTTCTGCGTATTCAGCAGATACGCAACAGACGACGTTGCAAATGGGTCGGAAACCAGCTCCAGACCTTCAAATTGCACCGTCTTGATGCCGAGATCGACAATCGGACTCTTGACCGTGACTTCAAGTTGCGACATCGAGTCCGTCGCATCGCGCGCAGCACGCTCCATGTCGGGGTGCATGATCATCACATCAGGATCGGTGCCCTGGAGACCCTGCAACCACGCCCTGGCAAACCGCGTGGCACGACGCCAGTTGGTTTCCCATGTTGCCGTGGTAACGCCAGTTGGCGTGAATGCCGAGTTCGTGTAGTCAACGATCAGTGGCGACCATGCACAGTATTCGGGATCGCCAGAACCGGCAGGCCAGACACCAGACCATGTACCGCCAATGCCACCAAGAGCCGTCGAGATACCAGCGTAGCTGTCGTTCGGAGCGCCGACCTTTCCACTGGACAACAGGCCGGAATAGCTGAACATGGACTCCAGACCGTGCAGGGCATACGTCCCCGCTTCCCCGTCTGCGTAGAGAGCCTTCTGGAAGTAGTACTGGAAGTCTTCCATCGCCCATTTGACAATGTTGTCAACGAGACGTGGAAACGCCGTGTCGTCACGCCGCCCGATCAGCTTTTCCAGCTTGGGAATCGCTTCGCCGAGCACGTATGACCGCCACGGAAGCGTCGCCTCGGTGATCCGGTTCGGCATTTCAAACGTCACGTTGATCGGGTACCCCATGCTAACCTGGGGTTCGTTCCGTTTGTACCGAATCCGCCACCTGATCTGACTCTCGTCGTGGTTGAACGTGATCCTTTTCTTCGCCTGGAGTACACCAAGCAACCGAGCGTTGGTCATGATAGGCTCGGTCAGCTTTTTGATGTACTTGTTGATTGCTACCGCGGTTACACGCGGTGTTCCTGCAATTGCTGCCATAGTCAGACTCCTCTCGCTGAACTGGCCAGTGATTGTCACCAAACCGATCAGCGGCATCTCCGGCGGCAAGAGAGTCGGGTAGGGATTGACCCTTCGGGCCGTAAGACGAGATGAATCATTCGCGGGTATCCGTGGTCAATCCCGCCGCCACCCGACTGCATATCCAGGTTCGGGAGTCGAACCCGACATCGGACCCAAACGGGTCGTAGAGGCCCTGCCTCACCTGGAACAAACTATTCCATGTCCTTCAGCATCCTGTACGCTTCAGATAAGCTGTAACCTTTATCAATCAAATCCTCGAGTGTTTGCTTCTTCTTGCTGCCCGCCTTCTGCGGTGCGTGCATCGAACCGGGCGGTGGCGGCAACGGAGACTTCGGCTTTTCCAGTCGAGATGAAACGGATTCCCATGCACGCATCAACGCCCTCGACGGCGATGTAATGCCGTCGGCCATCAATTGATCGGCACGGGCAATCACCTCTTCGGCAAGCGGTGTCAATTCTCCGTTCGGGTCCCCGTCTTTGAACAGCAACGCCCTGTTCGCCGCCGCCCACTCTGAGACGGCTGCTTGTTCTGCGGCTGCGCTGACTGTTTGGTTGAGCTTGGCGTCGATGAGTTGATCGACTTTTGAGATGATCGCATCT